GAAGTTGATGCTACTCTTAAAAAAATCAAAAGAATTAATGGAAGAGTCATCTACAAAACGATAGAAGAAACACAAAGTAAAACACCTTATTTTGAATGGTGGGTTAAAGAACATAGTTGTGTAAGTATTATACAAACTGCACTTGGAATGAATAAATGGTTTATCTTTACACCATATCAGCTATATTGTGCGTTGAATAAATCATAAAATAAGGATTATTAAAAAATAATTATGGGCATTGGTAGAAGAACTCCTGAATCTGAAACTGACAAACAAATAAGACGTCAGATGAAAGAAGAAGAAGCAGAGAAAAAAAGATTAATTGAAGCAGAAAAAAAATTAATGCGTAGATATAGTAGAGGACTTATTGGTCCTAGATCATTAATGATGAGAGCTGGTGGTAGAGGATTTTATAGAGAAGGTAAGGAAACAGATTAATGGGATCAGGAGCAAGTTCAGCAGAAAGATCACGAAGTGAATCTCGTCAACAAAAAGTGGAAACAGGTACACAGCAAGTTAAGGAAAAACTGGGTATTGGTCTTGGGAATAAAGCTAATAATCTTGTGGGACGTGATCAGGATTTTTATGGATCTGAAGCTTCTGCTGCTACAAATGAATATTTAGAAAGTATTGGTGAAGCAAAAGTATCAAGTTATTTTGTTCAACAAGGTGGGGATTTTAAAAGAGTTTCAGCAACAGAATATAATAGATTAAAAGATTCTGGAGCAAGAGTATCTAAATCCTATCAATTAACTTCTGAAGGAAAAAAAATGAAGTATGGTAGTTCTGGTGGAGCTATGGGATATGGAGATCCTTCAGGTATTATGACATCTGTAGAAATATCAAAACCAATGTTTGAACAACAAAGAAAAATACAAATGGTCGGATTAGGTGTAGCAAGTTTAGCAGTAGGAGGTTTAGCAGGAACAGTATTTCGTTTAGGAGCTGGAGCTGCATATACATCTTCCTATGGAGCTTACAGACAAAAATTTCAATCCAGACAAGCAGGAACTATGAGTAGTCCAGCAATTAGTGGAACTACAACAAGCGAAGGAAGTACAAGTTATACTGCACCAACAACAAGTGTTGGAGGTACTGGTATAACTGGAGAAACTACAACTAGAGCTAAATCAAAATCTTCAACATTTACTGGAAAAGGACAAAGATTTAGAAAGTTTTTTGGAGATAGATAATGCCTTATATAGATTTACCAGACCCAGTTATTGTTGATAATAGAAATAAAGCAGATTCTATTTTAAAAAAATATAAAGAAGCAGAAATACTACAAGATCATTGGAAGCCAAAGTATGAAGAAGCTTATGAATACACACTTCCTCAAAGACAATCTTTTTATGAAGAAACGCCAGCAGATAGAAGAACAGATAAAATATTTGATGAAACTGCTGTTGTTGGTATTCAAGAATTTGCAAGTAGATTACAATCAGGAATGGTGCCAACTTTTGCTAGATGGGCAAACTTAGAAGCAGGAGTAGAAATACCAGAAGAAAATGTAGAAGAAGTTAATGAACAATTAGATGGAATAACTTCATATATATTTGAAATATTATCAGCATCAAATTTTAATCAAGAAGTTCATGAATCATTTATGGATCTAGCAGTAGGTACAGGATGTTTAATGATTGAAGAAGGAGACGCAATCAATCCTATAAAATTTACCTCAGTTCCCTTACCTCAAGTTAAATTTTTAAATGGACCTGATAATAGAATAGATACAGTATTTAGGGATAGAAGATGTCCTTACAATCAAATAAATGTTTTATATCCAAAAGCTATAATACCTACTAATAGTATTTTTAAAAATGATGAAGATAGAAAGATTACATTAATTGATAGTGTATATCGTGATTATTCTAAGAAGAATCAAGAAGTATATAAAAGATGTGTTATATTAAAAGAAACACAAGATATTTTATTAGAAGAAGAATATAAAGGTGTAGGATCAAATCCTTATGTAGTGTTTAGATGGAACAAAGCTTCAGGAGAAGTATGGGGTAGAGGTCCAGTATTTAATGCTATGTCTGCAATAAAAACTTGCAACCTTACTATACAATTAATTTTAGAAAATGCACAAATGGCAGTTAGTGGTGTGTATCAAATTGAAGATGATGGTGTTGTTAATACAGATAATATTTCATTAGTACCTGGCACTTTAATTCCTATAGCTCCTAATAGCAGAGGATTAATGCCTATTACTAACACAGGAAGATTTGATGTAGCTCAGTTAGTCTTAGAAGATATGAGAAACAATATTAAAAAAGCTTTATATATGGAAACTCTTGGTAGACCTGAAGGTACTCCAATGTCTGCTACTGAAGTTTCTGAAAGAATGGCAGATTTATCAAGACAAATTGGATCGTCATTTGGAAGATTGCAAGCAGAATTTGTTTTACCAGTTCTTAGAAGAGTAATTAAAATATTAAATGATCAAGGAAGAATAGAAATTCCTAATGTAAATGGTAGAGAAATACAAATACAAGCTGTATCTCCTCTTTCAAGAGCTCAATATAATCAAGATATTACAGATATTAATAGATTTAATGAGATAATTGGTGTAACATTTGGTCCGCAAATGCTTAATCTAATTGTTAATCAGGATTCAATGGCTAAACACTTAGCTAAACTAATGAATATTCCTGAAAAACTTCTTAGAGATAAAGCAGAGCAACAGCAAATAGCTAATCAGATGCAACAGATGGCTATGGCTGGACAAGGTACACCACCAAATGCTGAACAACAATAAAAAATATCAATCAATAGATGGTTTTGCTCGTTCATTAGAGGATGAAAGAGATTTAAACCAAACGTTTGCTTCTGTATTTAGTGATCCAGCAGGAAAAAAGGTATTACAATATCTTAAAAATATTTCCATTAATGCTGTGAGTGGCCCAGAGATAGATGCCAATGCATTGTTTCATAAAGAAGGTATGAGATTTATTGTTGGTATAATTGAAGCTAGGATAACCAAACACAACAAGGAGAATAAAAATGGTTGAAGAAAATATAGCACAAGAAAGTAATGAAGAATCAGTTGATAGACCTGAATACATTCCAGAAAAATTTTGGGATCCAGATAATAAATCTGCAAATGTAGAAGCTCTTGCATCTTCATATAATGCATTAGAAAAAAAATTAGGTCAAAAAACAGAAGAGCTAACAAAATCTATTCGTGATGATTTAGATAGAGAAAGATTAGCTAATGTTCCTGAAAATTATGAAATAACTGTTCCTGAAGGAATACCTGAAGATATAGAAGTTAATTTTAATAATGATCAACCATTAATGGATTGGTGGAAAGATTTTGCTAAATCAAAAGGTTTAAATCAAAGTGATTTTAATGATGGAGTAAAAGCTTTTATTAATAGTGAATTATCAATGAATCCTAATCCTGAAGAAGAAATGAAAAAATTAGGTGATAATGCTAGAGAAAGAGTAGAAGCTGCAGACATATGGGCAAAAAAATATTTAAGTGGAAAAGCTTATAATAAATTTCAAGAGCTATCATCAACAGCTGATGGTATAGAAGCGTTAGAGGAAATTATGAATTTAAATAAATCTACACCATTACCTAGTGATACAGCTATTCAAGAAGAAGTAAGCGAACTTGATTTACGATCTATGATGAAAGATCCTAGATATTGGGATCCACAGCAAAAAGATCCTGCATATATCAAAAGAGTTTCTGATCTTTATGAAAAGAAATACGGACAAGCTAGTTAAAATAGGTTATCAAGAGATAACTTTAATTGATCAAGAAAGCACGTTTCAAAATACATTTGATAGCTATGGAGAGTTTGATCATAGAAAAAACACAATTACTATATCTAAAGATTTATCAGATTTAGATTATAGCTGCACTCTTATTCATGAAATAATTCATGCAGTTTGTTATTACTATGGTCTTACTCAAAGTGGTCAACCTCTTGATACAGAAAATAAAGAAGAAATTGTAGTTAACAATATAAGTAATGGACTTACCTCTGTGTTAAAAGATAATCCTTTAATTTTAAAATTATTAGCAAATAAACTAAATGTGCGTTGATAATAAAGGTATTATATATTTATAGCTTGGGGTAGCCTTTTAATAGAAAGATAAGCCCATGAGGGATAACTTATTTGATTCTATCTGAAAGATAACTGGTAATGAACTAATATAAGGAGATTCTATGAGTTCACAAATTACTAATGCTTTTATTACTCAGTTTGAAGCTGAAGTACATATGGCATATCAAAGAATGGGGTCTAAACTTAAAAACCTTGTTCGTGTAGTTAATGGTGTATCAGGGGAATCAGTTAAGTTTCAAAAAGTAGGTACAGGAGAAGCAACTTCTAAAGCAAGACATGCTGAAGTAGTAGCGATGAATATCTCTCATACTAACGTAACTGCAACTTTAGCTGACTTCTACGCATCAGACTATGTTGACAAGTTAGATGAGTTAAAGACTAATATTGACGAAAGAGCAGTAATTGCAAACAATGCAGCTTATGCTCTAGGAAGAAAAACTGATTCAATCATTACAGACGCTATGGCATCTGCTACTACACTAGCAAACACTGCTGGTGCTCAAGGTGGTACTTTAGCTACTGATATGAACGTGAATAAGTTTAAAGAAATGCAAGCACTATTTGGTACTAATGATGTGCCTGATGATGGTCAAAGATATTGGGCGATTGGTCCTAACCAATGGTCAGATCTATTGGCTGAAGATCAGTGGACAAGACTTGAGTACATTGGATCAAACGAATTACCTTTTGCTGGTATGAATTATACTGCAAAGAAATTTGTTGGTTTCTTAGTGTTCGTACATTCTGGACTAGATACTTCAGGATCAACTGACAGACATACTATAGCTTGGCACAAGTCATCTATGGGTCTAGGTGTTGGATCAGAAGTTAGAACAGAAGTTAACTACATACCTGAAAAGGTAGCTCACTTAATGACTTCATACCTATCAATGGGATCAATTCTTATTGACACTAATGGTATTAGAGTTCAGAAGTGTGCGGAGTAAGGAGGTAGATAATGGCTTACGAAACTTCAAACCCAATTAAAAAAATATCACAAGCAGGAGCTGGAAATTCAATTTGGTATTACAATGATGGTGATTTAATCACTGCTATTGATGATGCAAATTATTTTTTATCAGCTTATAAAGAATTATCAGCTGGTGATATTATTTTAGTAGTAAGTAGTTCAAATACAGTAGTAGATGGATTGTTGGTAACAGCATCTTCATCTGCAACAGTAACAACTGCACTATTAGCATAACTAATCACAGAGGGGGTTTATCCCCCTCTATTTAAAATTATGGCAGTAACAAAAGTAGATATAGCTTCAAGAGCATTAATTATGATGGGTGCACAGCCCATTTCTTCATTTAGTGATGATAGTACAGAAGCTCTTGTTGTAAATAATATTTACGAAGAAATAGTAGAATCAAGTTTAACAAGACATAGATGGAGATTTGCAACTGGTCAAAAACAATTATCATTGTTAGCAGATGCTCCTGTTGGTAGATATACTTATGCATATCAAATGCCAACAAATCCTTTAGTATTAAAAATTAATGCAGTAACAGTAAATGATTATTCTATTCCTTATGATAGATATGAAGATAAAATATATGTAAATGATTATGGATCTCAAAGCACAGTAATTATGGATTATATTTTTAGACAAGATGAAAGTCAGTTTCCTCCCTATTTTCGTCTAGCTCTTGAATTTCAATTAGCAAGTGTTTTTGCAGGATCTATAGCTAGAGATTCAGGAATGATTAGAGAGTTTGGTGATAGAGCTGAAAGACAATATTTGATTGCAAAAAATACTGATAGTCAAGAAACAACAGCTAACAAACTAGATACAAACAGATATTTAAATTTAAGGCAATCAACAAGATCGGCAGTTTAACATGGCAAGAACATTAAGAACTGTTCTTACTCATTTTTCATCAGGAGAGTTAGATCCTGTATTATCTTCTCGTACAGATACTAAATCATATTTTGAAGGATTAACTCAATGTAGAAATTGGTTAATTATGAATACAGGTGGTGTAATGCGTAGACCTGGCACTGACTACAAAGCAACATTACCAGCAGAATCAAGAATAATACCATTTGTATTTTCTAATGATGAAGTAGCTATATTTGCGTTATCAAATAATAGATTAGATGTATTTGATCAAGATGGAGCAAGTGTTCAATCCAATATTACAACAAATTGTAATTGGACTACAGCTCAATTATTTGAATTAAACTATGCTCAGTTTGGTGATACTGTTTTTCTTACGCATAGAGATAATCGTTCAATTCAAATTAAAAGAACTTCTGCAAGTACATTTAGTGTTTCTGAATTTGAATTTGAAGAAGATGAAGATGTGGTAGTTTCTGGTGCATATAAAACTCATGCACCATTTTATAAATATGAAAGCCATGATGTAACATTAACATTAAGCACTTCTGCAACAGGAACAGGTAGAACAATTACAGCGTCTAGTGGTTTTTTTACAGCAGATTATGTAAATCATTATTTAAAAATAGATGGATCTCAAGTTAAAATAACTGGGTATACAAGTCCAACAGTAGTAACAGGAACAATTATTGAAACAGTAGCTTCAGGAACTGGGCCTTTATATGATTGGGAAGAAGAACTTATTTCTGTTCCTAGAGGTTATCCTCAAGCTGTTTGTTTCCATGATAATAGATTATGGTTTGGAGGAGTAAGAGATAAACCTTCAGCAATTATTGCAAGTCAAATTGGAGGTTATTTTAATTTTGATTTAGGAACTGGATTAGCTAATGAAGCAATTAATGTATCTATTGCAAGTGGTGAAGTAAATGAAGTAAGGCATTTATTATCTTCTCGTAACTTACAAATATTTACAGATAGTGGTGAATATTATGTACCTGTATCATCACAGTCTGCTGCAATTACTCCAGCAAGTATAGCATTTTTAAGACAAACACCTTATGGCTGCAATAGAGCTGCGCCAATACCTTTTGATGGTGCTTCTTTGTTTAGTCAAAAAAATGGTAAAGCAATTAGAGAATATGTTTTTTCAGATATTGAACAAGCATATAGATCTACAAGTGTATCTGTATTAGCTTCTCATTTAATTGATACACCAAAACAATTATCAATGATGACTGGTAATGAAATTAAACCAGAACAATTTGCTTTTTTCTTAAATAGTGGATCTAATGATGATGGTAAAATAGCTGTATTTCATTCTATTCGTGATGAAAAAATAGCTGGTTGGACTATGTGGGAAACACAAACTGGAGATAAATATCATAGTATAGCAGCATTAAATGATCAATTATTTGTTATAGTAAAAAGAGTAGTTCCTTCTGGTACAAAATATTTTTTAGAAAGATATGCAAATGATGATAGTATTACTCTTGATTGTTCTACTACTACTACTGTATTTCAAAAAGGTACACCTTTAGTAAATGGAGCTAGTCAAACTGGAAACTCATTATCTGTAGATGGATTTACTTCTGCACCAGCTATACAAGAAACTTTTACTATTGCTGGTAATGCAACTAAATATACTATTACTGCTGTTACACAAACTGCTGTTGGATATGATTTAACACTAGATCAAAACTTAGCAGTTAGTCCTAGTGATAATGCTGTAATAACTATTGTAGAAGGATTTGTTCATACAGTAAATGCAATTTATGAAAACACAGATAAAGTATTTGCAGTATATGGTAATGGATCTTTAGGTGAATTTACAGTAGATAGTAATAATAGAATAACATTAACTTCTGCTCCTTTTCCAACTGGAACTAGAGTAGGATTTAATTTTACTCCTATATTAGAAACAATGCCAATAGATAAAGAAATAGATACAGGCCCATTAACAGGACAGCCTAGA